CTCTAAATCATTTTTAAATTTTAATTCTGGCTGCCCCTCTTGTTTAATAATCATGCTTTGATTCCTCATTTTCTCGTTGTCTTTCTATAAATTCTTCTGATTTTTTAACTTTAATATCTACCCACTCATCAGGTAATGTATATTCTGTGAACCATCTAAATCCATTTGCTGTCGCCCACTCACTGTGGGTTCTTTTAGTTCCATCTTTTCTAAGTTTAGTTCCGGGCATTGGAGAAGATGGGTTAGCAAATAAAAAAACTAATTCTGTATTCTTAGGAAGGTTCTTTCGGACCCAGATATATTTAGAATATTCTGCGTAGTCCCAAAATCTACCTTTAGATTCTAACAGAATTAGCTTGCCTTGTAAAGTCCTTGTAAAATCTGGCTCATAAAAATGTGTTATGCTATACTCTACTTTATCTGCATGGTGTTCCCAATTTTTAAGTAGGGTATCGTGTAGAACATACTCCCAAATACTATCATATCCTTTTACGCTTTCGCTTCTTGGACGTTTAATTCTTGGCTTTCTTTTCAATGCAATTCTATCTCATATTTTTCTATTGCTTTATCAATTTCTTCTCTAAGAAAAAATAACTCATCAAATTCTAATTTGCTTTGTCGTAACTGTATATTACAAGCTAAAGCTATTAGAATATATTCGATAGGTTGTTGCGATCCTTCTTTTTCTTCTTCAGAATCCATATTAAATCTCCTATTGTAATATTTTCTAACTCAATACCTTTCTTTAATAATTTTTTAATATTTTGTTTAGCCCATCTATGGGTGTAGAATGCTAAATAATAAGTTCTATTTGATGAAATATATTCTTCTTTTGGAAGTAGAGATTTATAATTTTCTTTTGTTACTTTATTTTCATCGTCTTCATTTACAATGCTGCGCAGCCATTCAATTAATAGTTCGGACGCCTTGTTATCTATTCTTTTTAAAATCTTTTTTTTCACGCGGTTATTTCTTCAACTTTTGGTTGCTGTTTAACTTGCGTAAGATACTCAATACCCTTGGCATATTTAAATAGACGTAATCCTTTTCCATCGTTGGTATCACTGTGACATCCAATCTTATGGGAGCAATAAACGCATCCTCTTGGAAGCTTCATGTTGCCCTTAGTTCCTGCTGGAATAGGATCATAGCATTTATCTGGAAGCGTATCTAATTTAAATATATTTAATATTTTATTTATTAAAGTTTTTATATTTGGTTTATCTAGTTCTTCCGGTTGATATAATGTAAGCTCACCGGATTCTTTATTAATAACTAAAAACCCCCCATTATCTGTCCCTTCTGCGTGTTCATATCCTGCAAGCTGACTCAGGTATCCAAATGGATCATCTTCTCTAAGTGTACCATTTTTAAATTTTCTAAAGGCAAAGCCAGAAGCAGTCTTAATATCTATTACTTCCCCATCAATTTTACAATCGAGATGTCCTGTCACGCCATTAACTATTACTTTTTTCTGCTGGTCTGTAACATCGTGACCAGATAATTTAACTAGGAATATTAAAACTTCCTCTAGTAAATGTCCATACAGAAACTTAATTAATGTTGGCGCATCGGGAGTAGCATTTCTAGGATATTTTTTATTATAATATAATTGTCGTGCTGGTTTACCAATATTAGACATTCTAATAAAGAAATCACTTTTCTTCTTGGGCTTGGCCCATTTCGATATTGCCTCTTTAATTCCAATAGCTAATGTCTCCAAATATTCTTCTGGAATATCTTTGTCTCCTGAATTTAAATCGGAGACAGTTTTGTACATATCTTCAACTAATGTCGAGAGGTTTTTTTCTGTAGTGAGTTTCAATCTAGTTTCTCCTCTTGGTTGTTTTCATGTAACTTAATCTTTTCATGTTTCACAAATCTAAGCTCTCTACTGTTTGGACTAAATAATAAAAACTTAACGCCTAATTTTATTTGGTGTTCTGTTCTTGCGTTGCCCGAAATTAAATGACCCGTCTTTCCCGTTTTCACATCTATTAAAATAATTTCTCCCTTATTGTCCATCGCAATCATATCAACAGGCCCGCTGCAACCTGCGTTTTGAAATACTTCATAACCATTATCCCATAGCCAAGTTACAGCATAGTACTCTGCTAAGTCCCCCTTCCTACTAGTAGATTCAGTGTGTTTCACTCCAGTTTTCTCCTACTTTATATTGCGCGTCTAACGGACATTTAAGTTTATAATAATCACCAGCAGATCTAATAGCATTTATTGCTAGTTCTCCAAGTCTATCAACATCTTCATGCCATGTTTCAATTTGCCATTCGTCGTGTACATTTGCCACGCAGTGCGCGTCAATGCCATTATTTTTTATAGCTTGGTCTAATATTATTAAAGCTCGCTTCATAACGATAGCTCCCGCACCCTGTAGCAAAGAATTAAGTGCTGCGTGAGAGCTTCGTATAAATATTTTTCGACCATCTAATGCCTTGATGAATCCATTTTCGTCAGCCTTTCTTGTAATGCTATGTCTAAGAGATCTAAGTGATGGAAGATTATCAAGGAAAGATTGCTTAATTCTTTTACCTTTAGCCTTGTTTCCGCCAACCACTCTTCCAATTTTTTCATCTCCGGCTCCGTATAAGAAGGCATAGATGAAAGTCTTAGCCTGAGTTCTTGATTGCAACCCTGCCCTAATTTGATTAGCTGTGTGTATGTCTCCGTTGAGAATGTCATTAATAAACTCCTTGTCATGTAAATAATGTGCAAGCATTCGTAGTTCAAGACCGCTGGCATCGACGCCCACAAGTTTATAACCTCTAGGTACTGTCCAACAAGATCTACATTCTTTACCATACGGTAACAATAAACTAGGAATTTGAGCCATGTTTGGATCTCGATGTGACATTCTACCAGTGATAGTACCATTTGATATAACTGATCCATGTACTCGCTTACCATCTAAAAATGAAAGCCAAGATTGAACTTGTGCGATACGTTTTTGAAGCATTAAATATCTAGCTATAAGTGCTGCCTCTGGTATATTTTTTACAGTACTTAAAACTTTTTCATCTATTTTTGGTTGTCCGGTAGGGGTAAAATCTTTTGGCTTCCACCCGAATTCTTGTAAATATTGACCTATCTGTTTGCGGGAACCAAGATTAAATTCTTCTTCAGTAGTTCGTATTGTCTGTGACAAATTACAATTTTTAAAATTATTATATTCTTCATCGGTTAGTCTGGCTTGTTGGTCTTCTTTATCAATACCTAATTTTTTTAATACACCGTCTTTTGTATGTTGCGGATAAATAATTCGTTCAATAATTTTAGGTTTAAAAGTTTTATGTACTTCAGTCTCAGCTTTAGTAAGTTGATTTACAAATTCTGTAAGTAATGTACGAGCTAAGTCTTCATTTAATAAGAACCCATGATCCCGCTGTTCGATTACAATTTTATAAACGTCTGTTTCAAGATTCACACTTTCTGATGTGAACCCCTTGCTCTCTCGCTTTAACTCTTCATAAACTTTGTAATTTAAAATTACATCATGAGCACAATACTTCATCATATCTTCTGAGTAGGCACTGTAATCATTAAATTCTATCTTTAGAAATTGGAGTTTGTAACCCCAAGCTTCCAAACTGTGAGAAGCTCTTACTGGATTGAATAGTCTTGAGAGTACAAGAGTATCAACTAGCTTTTTGTCAAGTAAATTAACGCCATACAATCTGTGTATAACCGGAATATCAAATCCGATTATATTATGTCCTATTAATTTGTCAGCATTTTCAAGAAGTTCAATACCTTCTTCAATATTTCCATGCCTAAAATTAATTTGTTCTTGAGAATCCACATCCAAAACTGACATACAATAAATTTTAGTTGGTTGTAGGCCATCGGTTTCAATATCAAAAATTAAAGATTTCATAATTCAAGCTCTTCATTTCCATCAATAAATGTTTCTTTAAGTCTTCCTGTTTCTTTGTTGTAAATTAAATGTGTAGCCATGCCGACATCACCCGTGTATCTAGATTTTAATACTCGAACGTGGGTCGTATGAGCTTCTTGGGGGTCGTCTGCTTGTTGGTCGCGTTCTAATGCTATAACACAATCAGATAATTGAGCAATACTTTGAGAGCCTCGAAGATGTGATAAGCTTACCGCTATTCCATTCTCATGCCCACGATTACTATCAACGCGCCGCAAATGGCTTACTAAGATTAATCCTACGCTCGTCTCTTCGACAATGCTTCTTAGTCTGGTCATAATATTATCTATTGATCTACGTTCGTCACTCTCCATC